CATAATCATAATACTCAGATCTTTGGCCATTATCAAAGGTAAAGTTGGCAACGATGTTCTTATCACCAACAACAACTGCAGAAACTTCCCCAGTTACGCCAGAAGATTCAAAGGTTACCGATTCACCAACTACAAACCTAAGATCGTTCTTGTAGACGATATCAACATTAGTAGCTGCAGAAGTTACGACTCTTGCAACAGCTCCACTTGTTTGGCCTGTAACCAGTTCACCCTGGATAGAATCGGTAAGATCAGAAGATCTATTTACAAGAGCAATATTTGGAAGAGTGGGTGCTGCAGCTGCACTAGATTCAAAAACGGCATGAACTCGAAGACCATCAGGAACGTTCAATGAAATTTCATTGTCCTGAACTCTAGTTCCATAAATTTGACTATATGTCAGACCATCATTAAAGTTGGTTGTTGCAGCACCAGAATAATCATACTTGGATCTGTTTACGATCAGTTTTGTACATCTTGAAAGATTTTTGGTTTGAGAAGTGACACTTGTCTTCTTCAGAGTTGCTATAAGGATAGCATTTGTGTCGCTTGCTTTATCAAGTCCAACGAGAGTAGCAGTTTTGAAAGTAGTGTTAAATGTTAGTTTCTGAGAATTTAGAGTTTCTACCGTTCCATCAGAGTATACCAGATTATATCTTTCTTCATCAAACGGTTGGAAGAACTGATCAGTATCAGAAATGGTTACGGTAGCTCTGTTAGAAGCAACGTTTAAAGTAAACTGTCTTCTAATTTGAATCTCTGCGGAAGACAAATCTACGTTAGAGACATAAGAAGAAGGAAGTCTTGATGCGAGACTTGATCTATTTCCATTTACAATTCTTGGTCTGATCAGAGAAAAATCACTTGTTTGAATTTCACTAGTTGTTAATCCACCGTCACAAACTCCAGATACTGAAGCACCAAGAGAGACAAGAGTTAATGTGGATCCATCAGCTGCAACAGAACCAACTCTGTTAAATGTTGGATCCGAGAATCCAGTTCTATTATATGTAACAATATCTCCAGTCTTGATACCAACAGAGAATCTGTTGCCAGGAGCGGTTACAATACCAGCAGTTCCTACAGTAAAGTTTGTTCCCGTAGGAGCAAGTGAGAATCTGTTTGAAAGAACAGTGTCCGCATTGAAAGTATTGATACCAACATTCTGATAGATTGATTTGATATCGTCGAAAGAATACTCCCTAACAGAAGTAACAACAGTTGTCTGTTCAATTCCATTGATAATGATTGGTTCATCAACGATGAACTGGCCACTCGTTGATGTGAGAGTCAGACTCTGAGAGGCTGATACATCACTCTTCAGATATCCTCTTGCACCACTTCTTGCACCTTCGATTAATGCTGGTGTGGTTTGAGTCGTATCTGAACTTACAGTGACAGTTGTAAATGTTGCCAGGTCATACAGATACAGATCATAGTTTGAAGCATCATTTGCATAAGCAGCAGCTTCTAACTTGTAATCATATACTTTTGCGTTACCAATCTCAATACCAGCTGCACTTGAACCAGTGGTGCCTATTCTTTCACTTCTAAGACTTACTGTTGCGGTTGTACCAAAACCAACAACAGGAGATCCATATGCATTATTAATTTTAATATAATTTACACCATCAAAAACGAAAGAAGCTGAACTTTCGGTTTTTGTATCTCTTGGTTTTGGTACATCAATATAACTCGTGTTTAACTTCTCAATATCAAATCCTCTTACATATGCTTTACCTGGTGACACCGAATAAAGCATTAAGTCATCACTAGGAACTCCACCTTGAGCAGTTTTCTGAGATGGTGAATAGATACCACCATTACCCTCTTTATTATTAAGAGATTCTTGTACAGATACTTGGAATGGTTTTACATAGTAATCACCACTCTCATCATAAGTTCTTCTTGCTAACTCATCACGGATGAGATTATAATCAGTTTTCTTAACAAACTTTTGTAATTCTCCATTTTCCAACCTCATCAATTCAACAAAGTTCTCATCATTGAACTCTGTTAGACTCTTTTTAATCAGAGTCGTCTTAATTTGAAATCTGTCTGCACCAGGAGCTGCAAAGTTGTTGAATCCCTTTGCGTTATCAAACAGACTTGAATCATCATATGCAGTTACAATATTTTCACTGATCAACAAACCAACTCTGTAATTTGGAGTTGCATCATACTGATCAAGAATTACGGTTTGAGATCCAACACTTACAAAGAATCCACGGATAAAATATACACCATCTTGAATAGATGCGGCACAACCAATGGAAGTTGCATTGTTGGGAATACAAGAAGCAAATGCATTGTTAGCAGTGATTCTCGATAACCCATATTCAATATCAGAATTTGTGATTAGATTTTCACCATTCTGGAAAGTTTCGCTTGTGAAGTCTTCACCAGACTTTGAATACTTTACATATAAAGTATTGTTTCCTCTATCAGAGTTATTAGCCAACACATAGTTGACAACAGTGGCTTCTACCCCAGAAGACTGACCTCTAACTACTTTACCAACCAGTTTGTCAAGGTACTCTGAGAGTGGAACTCCCAGAAAAGTATCACTAAGTTCTACAGCGTAATAAAGTGGATCGTATGCGATTTGTCCTGGAATGACCATCGCACCTTCTTTGAAGAAGTGCTGACCAAACCTTTCAATTTGATTCTGAAGAATTGTCTGAAGAGTTGTTAACTCTCTCGCCTGTACTGGACTAGCGGGTTTAAATAATACCCTGTTAAAGTTCTTATCCTCATTAAAATCATCAAAATAAGGAGAAACGTTAAGGTTAGTCTCTTGGGGCATTTTCTTAGAACTCTAATACGATTTTGATGTCTTCTTTCTGGCTGGCGCTGCGCTGAATCGCTGCCCTGTTATCTATGTATAAGATCTCACCAGAATATTTTTTGACCTCTGGTTGAGCAACACCTTCAACAAAACTCTGGCCAAGTTGTACCAGAGATGTACCAACAGTTGTTGCCGTTCCAGGATTAGCGGAAGTACCAAAACTTGTATTGATACCAAGTGCATTTCCACCAGTCTGACCACTAATAATATAAGTTCCACCAGCGCCAATTTGGGATGTAAAATCTACCAATCTAAATCCATATGTGGTTGAACCGAGTCCAACTGGATTGTAGAGTTTAAGAACACCAGTCGAAGAATCCCAGTTTGCAACATATCCAACTGCAGTGGATCCAACGCCAATTTGCTGATAAACTGGAGTATCAACCGTGTAGGTTGTATCCGCAATATCACCACCGTTGACAGATTCAAGTTTAAGTGCCAACAAAGCACTAGCTCTAGACTGTTCTAAGAGACTTCCTGATGGAGTCAGTGGATTTTTAACAACACCTACTCTAGCAAAGTCGTTTCCAGTGATAAAGTCTGGGTTAGATGAATCATTTTCATATCGTGAATAAAGAAGAACCCTAAATGCACCCAACTCGGTGTAAACGTCATTGCCATGACCACCTACAGGTGGGATTGGAACTTCAAATTGAGCTACGGATGTTGTTCCAACACCAACCGCAGAAAGTCCAGAGATAGGACCACCAGTTTCTGCTCCAGGAGCTCCTGGATAGAACTGAATTGTTCCTCTGGTGTATCCTCTGCCACCATTAGTAACAGAAACCGAAGATACCTTACCCTGGTTATCAACAGTTACACTGGCTTTACCACCAGTACCATCTCCGAGAATAGGAATATTTGTAAAGGTTGTACTGATTGGTTGATATCCACCACCAGCATTAACAATTAATGCGGTCTCAATCTTGCCGTCAACGGAGTTGTTCTTAACGTCTGCAGTATCACCTGTTCCCCAGTCTGCAGGAACAGGAATGAAATCAATAGAGTCAAACTTTACAATATCAGTAGGAGTGATAGTATAAAGATATTTCCAAACATAACCATCTCCACTGGAACCAGCTGATCTTGGTTCTAAATCTGTGAAGGTTGGTTCATCAAGAGATTGTCTTCCAGATGGATTGTCTGGATTTTGACCATTGTTGATGCAGACGTAAACTTTAAATTGACTGTTTACAACATAATATTTTGCATCATACAAATTAGTTGATGATGTTTGTGGACTTAGATTATCTCTTGTATAAGTATCCTTATACATTTCATAGACCGTACCCGCAGTCCAGGTATACTTTCTAACCATCCTCTTTACATCACCACTCGCAAGCTTTTTAAGTGCGATCATGGTGTCATAGTCATCATTATATTCTCTGAACCCATCTTTGGGAGCAGGAGTATTAGAATTCCAATCGGTAGTGCCATATCCAGCACCAACATCACCAGAGTTTGGCAATCCAATAAAAGTATAATAGGACTGCTGCGTATTTGCCACACCAGCGACAAAATTCGCAGCATTTAATATCCTAAATTGATCTGAGATAATCGCAGGCATTTTTATTAGACTTTTTGTTTATTTATGAAGTCTCGCTGAAGTCATTATAATTTTCAGTAACCGAGTTCACACGGTATACAACTGGGGCTGTAGTAAGACCCGTATATCCGTTTTGATTATTAATAGTGAATGACTTAGGATCGGTTACAGATCTGTTGAAGGAATAGAATCTTCCCCAACTGTAGTAACCAATTCTAGGTGACAAACTCGTTGTGCCCAGTCCAGCGAGAGACTGAACGTTGGAGTATACAGTTACAATACCTGAAGATGAAGTTACAACTTCATCTGCTCTGAATACGTTATCAATGAAGGTGGTTCCAATACCAATTACACTAGAATCAACGTTGATTGAGGTAAGTCCATTACCAACCACAGAACCATGAACAACAAAATAGTAACCAGCAACGATTCCACTCTTGGTAATGTTTCCAAATGCAGCCTGATCAAGGAATGGATCAGAATCTAATTCAAATTTGACCATTGGACTATCAGTTCCAATGCCAGTTGAACTTGTTCCAATACCGATAACGGTTCCCCAGTCACCGTCACAATCAGCACTTGTAATAGTTTCAATCACAACAGGTTCCACAGAAATCAGAACCTCAACTGGTGTGTTTGGATCATATCCAAATCCACGTTCACTTAAATTAAGTGATGTAATAGTTCCTGCGACAGAAACAGTGGCTGTTGCAGCAGCAGAAACTGTTGCAAATTCACTGTATAGAATGTTGGATGAAAGTCCAACGGTTACCAGTTTGTTATCACCAAATGCAAGTCCATTGAAATCTGTTGATACACCAACGGATCTTTGATACCAATGAGTTCCGTTAAAGGAGTTCATTACATTTCCAGTCTGACCAACAGCAACCCAAACGTTGTTCTGATAATGTACAGAATTAAGGTTGAATGTTGATCCAGAAGAGACAACAGACCAAGTTAAACCATCATCGGTTGATCGAATAATGGTTCCAGCTGCACCAACAGCAATCCATGCATTGTTTCCATGATGAATATCATTAAGTCTAGTTGTAATTGAAGTTGTAGTAACTCCAGACCAGACCTCACCACCATTAGATCTCAAAAGTTCACCATTATTACCAACAGCAATAAAGGTATTTGCATTATTTGCAACACCGTGAAGATCTTGTACAGAATACTTATTAGCAATAATAAATCCTGTTCCAATTCCCAGAGGACCGTCTTGGGAGAACAAAATAGTTCCACCTGCACCAACTGCAACAGCCTTTGTAGAACTTGTTGCAACATCATTCAAATCTTGTGAGATAGTGCTGTCTGTAAATTCATAAATGAATCCATTCAGAGACCTACTGTAAATTACAGACTTGGTGTAGCTTCCACCGCGATCAGTACTTACTGCAATTGTTCCCCCAAGCCCAACGGCAATAATATTAGTTGCAAGTCCAACTACACTAAAGAATGTGCCGAATCCAGTTGCGGTAGAAGAACTCCAAGTAATTCCGTCTGTAGATGAGTTGATTCCAGAAGTACTTCCAACAGCAACGAAGATACCAATATCAGTGTAATCAACATTTTGATATTCAATATCGGTATTGGAGTCGGATGTGGTCCAAACTTTACCAATTTCTTTAACTTGTGGAATTGTACTTGCAAATGAAACTGTGGGAACAGTGTCATAACCAGCACCAGGATCAGTGATTGTCAATGCAGAAATAGTTCCACCAGCAGAAACTGTGGCCGATGCATCTGCGGCATCAACGTTGTTTTCCTTCATAATCTTGATAGATCCACCGAGAACAGTGTTTCTATCAGTTCTATTATCATATGCACTAAACAGTGGGAAAGCATTCTCAACGAAGATTACATCGGATGAAACACCAACATTTTGAATGATTCTTGTGTTTGGTTGTACCTTTGCAATCAGAGAAGTTCTTGATTTTGGAAGAGCCTGATTATTAAGAATCAAATCACTTGTCTGTTTCTCCCATGAAAGTCTTCTCGTAAAGGCAGTACTAGTGTTAATACCAGCACCACCATAAAGGTTGGTTTCTGCCTTTTTAACACCAGTAATTTCTGTTACTCTTCTCGAAAGTTGTGCTGCAGTGTTACCATTTCTCTGCAGTGTCAGTTTATCACCAATCTTTACAGTTGGGAATGGAGTTCCAGAATCTACATCATCATTAGATCCTCTAAAGAATAGAATTTGTAATTTACTACCTGCCTTTGGAGCTTCAGTGAATTCAATCTGTGTTCCACCAGCAAAAATGTAATTTTCTCCTGGTTTTTGAAGAACATCATTCAGGAAGACTAACAGGTTGTTGGCAACATCAATCGAAGTATCATTTGTGTCAATGTTAATAACTTCGGTAGTAACAACAGTTCTTGTCAGTGTGAATACTCTTCTTCCACCGTCAAACTTATCGGCGAAACTATCAAGTGGTAAGAGTTGACCAAAACTAAATCCAGCAAACTTATCATCAATTCTACTGTTTACAGTAAATGTAAATGCACTGAAACCAGCACCTGCGTTTGGATCCGTTGGGATTCCAGCGACTGTCAATACGTCACTATTGTAGTAACCAATACCTCTATTAGTAATGTTGAAATCAATAATACTTCCACCAGTACCAACTGTTACATCAGCCACAAATCCACTACCTTGACCACCAGTAAAACTCATGTTTGAGTATGCTGTTGGTACACCAACGATAATAATTGGTGGGTTTGTGCTAGCATATCCAGAACCACCACTGGTTGTTGTGATACCAGTAATTGTTCCTGCAGACCCAACAGTTGCACTAAGAACAGCTGTTGAACCAATACCAAGTGGGTTGAGAACTTGAATATCAACTGGACCAGATCTATATCCAGAGCCGCCACCAGTTACAACAACAGATTCAATAGAACCAGATCCATTAATAACAGCAGTTGCAGCAGCTGCAACCAGATTCTGATATCCAGAACCAAATCCAACTGTTACGTCACCAACTCTACCTCCTCTTGGGAGATTGGTTTCACTGGTTCCTGTAAAGAAGACGGATGCTCCAATTCCAGATCCAGTTCTTTCATCCATTGTAAAGTCAATAATTGGTCTCTGAACAATGTTATTGATCAGAATCAATCCGTTGTTAATTACTTCACCAGTACCACCTCCACCACTAATCGTGGTAACGATGCCAGTTACATCTTGATCATCTTGAAGAAGTGTGAATGTTTTACCAATTCCAGTGAATTGATCGGAAATATCATCGAAGATAAAGTTTGTAGTTGGATCCTTTCTACCAAATACACGACCACTAAATGTAGAAGAAGTGCTGATGCCAGGTTGTAAGGTACTTACGCCAGTTGGTCCATATGGAGCAGAAACAAAGTGAAGTACATCCTTAACAATGTGGAAGTTACCACCTCGTACCGTAACTGCAGCTCCAACAGTGTGTGCAGCAGCTACTGTGCCAAAGAGTCCACGATCGACCGTGAGAACATTTGTAGATCCAAATCCGACAACACCAACTTGGAGAATCTCATTATCAATGTTAAAGAGATCATTTGATGTGATTGATGTGATTCCAGTAACTTTGATAGTTGTGGATCCAACTCCAATTGGTTCATCAAGAGTTACATCGATACCTCTCTTGAAGAGTGGAGATTGAACAATACCATCAATATCAATGACAACTCTCTTGTCTGGATTAAGAACATCAAATGAATGACTTGTTCCAGATCCAACTGCGCGGAGCAGAAGTGGTTCGTTATTTGTAACTGCGGTGTTCAATCCAGCCAGAGAGAATCTGTTGTTATCAATCTTGATCACATAGACTTCTGCAGGCATGAATGACGTGGAGACACCACCAAGAACCTTGTTAGTGGTTATAATACCAACTCTGTTGTTACCATATACATCACCAGGATCGTACTTAATTCTCTCACCAGTCTGGAAGTCGTGGTTGTTGATTCTAATGATAGAAGAACCAACAGAAATAATGTTGGAGTCCGATCCATCAAAGACTTTGTTGAACAAAACAACGCTACCATTTGTTCTAGTAAGTTTGAAAGTCGTTAATCCAACAACTTCTGCACTTGTGGTAGTTCCAATACCAGTAAACTGATCTGCAATATCATCAATAAGATCAACTCTATTTGATTCAACATTAATGAATGTGGAGATCTTCTTATTCTGGAGAGTAATGAATTTGGAAAGACCATTAGTTAGAGTTTCCTCTCCAGCGAAATCAAAATCATCTCTGTTGTAGAAAGATTTAATATTATCAATATTAACCTGAAGAGTGGTGTCACTTGTTGGTGCTCCCATTTCCAAAGTGTTGCTTCTACCAACTCCAGCTGTAGATGTAGAAATTACGATAAGATCTGAGAAGTTTTTATAACCAGTTGGGTGAACAATACTCTCTACAGCATCCTTCCACTCTTTCTCCTGAACTTCACTCTTAATTGAATAAGAGAAGTTTTGGTAGTAATCATTATCTTCAATCTTTTGGAAGTCATCTGAAAGTTTTCCAGTGTCTCTCTGCCAACCTTTTGCACGTTTTGCACCAAATCCAACATCAAAGAATTTGTTTGGAGTTTCTACATTTGCAACAGTACCCTCAGCACCAGAAAGGAATCCCTTAATGGTGTCACCAGGACTGATCGTAGCCGTAAGTGATCTTAATCTGACAGTATTTGTCACTGGATCATATCCATCATTATCAAGAACAAATCCTATTCCATCCGATCCGTAAGTTACTTTTTCGCCAAGGAAGAATGCTTCTGGATTTAGTTCGGCGGAGAATGTTGGAAGATCCGACTGTTTGATAACTCTACCAGCACTGTCGTCTGCGTTAAAGGTTCCACCAGTGGTTCCTATACCAGCAATAGAATAGGTAATTTGAGCTGTCGATGGGTTTCTAGTAAGAACTTCGAAGAAAGTATAACCATAATCTTCAGAATTATAACCACCAGTCGATGTCAATGCTGTTGCAAGACCAACACCCTCAACAAAAACTTTATCCCCTACTGCAAATGGGAAGTCAGATCCATCACTTCTCCAACCATTAGTAGGTTGCGTAATCGTTAAGAAGTTTGTATCACCATTTGAACTTGCAGAAACAATACCAACACCGTTAGTGTTTCTAATAGGAACAATTCCTGGTGGGTTTGGAACCTCATTGAATCCTCTACCAACATTAGTTACTTGAACAGAACCAACGGAAGTTCCTTCAAGAGTTGCAACCAATGTAACATCTGGCCTTGATGGAATAGTAAGATCGGGTGCAATAATATAATTTTTACCAGATGTTACAACTCCAACGGCGTTCAGAACGTAGTTGTTGGTAATAGTTACAACAGTTGGAATATCGACCTGTGGTTTAATAGTGTTATCTGAAGGATATTCAAATCCCACATCAATAATTTCCGTTAAGCCAGGTCTTCCGATTGTATCATCATACAATCTTAAGATAGCATTTTTGCCATCTACAGTTTTGATAGTATTAATTCCAGGATTTCTAATGTAATTAACGCCACCAAAATTAACTTTAATCTCATTGATTCCACCACGAGCATCTGTAGAATCGGTAGTGTAACTAAAGGTCGTGATACCAGAAGTTGATGTATAACTTGCACTTTCTGGTTCAGTCGTTACTTGATATCTAAAGTTGGTGTTCGATGTTGTTGTAATACCATGTCTTCCAGAATAAACACTGTCAAGAATGATAATTTTTGATCCATTATTGACACTTGCATCTGGTGTTGCATCTCTCTTAGTTACAGAGATAGAATCCAAATTCTGTGGAGACAGTTTATAATAAAGAGGAGTTGGAACATTCTCAGACAACTTCAGATTTACCAAAGCTCCAGGAGTGCCAGGTGTACCAGTTCTCGTAACTTCAGTACTAATTCCAAATCCCTCATACTTGTTTTCAAAATTCTCATCTTCGAAGAACTCAAGTTTGAAATCTTGTATACTTACATCAGAAACTGCAAATCCAATGGTTTGACCTCTTCTGGCTGTAATGTGTGGGTTAATCTTGGAAATAGTGTGAACACCAGATCCAAAACTGGTAATTCCAATAAACTGACCACCAAATTTAATGGAGTCTGTGTAGTTTGTGGACAATCTAAATCTATTATCATCCAATTTCTGAACGTAGTATTCACCTTTGGTAAACAAAGGAGTGATTGGATTTGAAGATGTATAAAGAATCTTGTCACCACTTGCATAATTATGATCAGTAATAGTAATGGTTGATAATGAAGTACCAACACCAACTGCGGAAGTACCGAAGTATTTTGGATCAATTATAGTCTTTCTTGCAAAAGTATCATATTCAAAAGATACTGATTTAGTGGTATTTGGTAGAATGTGAACAGCTACTGTATTACCAGTCTTCAGAGTATGATCTTCTACAGTTCTGAGATTGACATCATATCTCTTTACACTACCAACATAAGACAAATTAGCGGTTTCGAAGAAGTGTTCAACACCATTTTGTTCTTGAACTGGAGTAAAATACAATGAAGTTGATGTACTACCAATTCCAGCCTTAGTAGTGGTGATACCCAATAGATTATCGCCACGATCAACAGCATATACCGTTTGGCCATCTACCAGATTAAACGAATCATTGAGATTCAAATTATTAGATACTGTTAGTGCAATTCCAGTTGGACCTGCATTATATACTAATTTTTGACCAGAAATTAAACCATGATTAGAAATACTAATCAGATTATCGGCAGTTGATCCTGAAGGAGGTAATTGGTGATCTGTTAAAATTGTGCCATCAAAAGCTTTTACTCTCACAATAGTTGTAGTTCCAACACCAGCGACACTCTGTACAACCACAGTTGTACCAATACCAATGGAGTTTTGTGGATTGAAAACAATCTTTCTGTTAGTTGGAGTTGAAAGATTTGTCTTGATACCTACAGTAAAACTAAATCTGCTTTGATCAACAGTAACCGTTTCTCCAGCTTCATGAGATGTCAACAGTCCAGCCACACGACGAACTCTATATTCGTTTTTATCCGCATTAATTGAAAGAACTCTCAGTCTTTCTGTGCCAATACCAATAACATCATCAACAAAAATATTTGGTCTAGATCCAGAGTTTGCAAGAACAAGAGTTGTTGTGATACCAGTTGCACCACTAGTTCCAATTCCAACATCCAATCTTGCCGTTACAGAAGAAACTGCAATTGTTCTTGCACCTTCAATAAACTTAAGTTCTCCAGTACCAATGCCAGTGATAATTACAAGATCATTATTGGACAATCCATGAGCGGTAGATGCAACACCAGTTACTGTTTGATTATCAAATGTAAATGTTACATTGTTGACTTCTGTTTCGGTGTAAGTAAGAGAGGAGATACCTTTTCCAACAAGAGTCTTAACGAGAGCAGAAGCTCCACTTCCACCACTGTTTGTATTATTGAATGAAATACTATCATTTACTTTGTAGTTTTCTCCAGGAACAACTACACTTACAGATCCAATTCCAGTTCTAATAATGTTTCTGACTGCAATCTCGGTGTCGTCAAGATTATTTGTAGTCAGGTAATCGTATGCAGAAGACTTGAATCCAAACTTATATGGATATGTGTTTCTTGTAAGACTACCATCATTTACAAGTGGCAAAGTTTGAATCGAAGATGGATCAAGGTTAAATGAATCAACTTCGTTTTTATATCCATTTAACACATATGGGAAAAGTGGTTCTCTGGTATTTGTAAATGGAGAATCCGAACTATCTGTGGCTTCAATAGTACAGAAGTATGCATAAACACCATCTGGAAACTCTGGAGTCTTACAGAATCTTCCATTGTATTGATCAAGATCTCCATCAGCCGTATAATCCCAGTCATTAATAAAGAATCCTAAAGGATACTTTGATGTTGTTGGTCTATTTGCTTTAGTGCTAAGTGTGTAACTTGGTGTCAACCTACGGACAGTTCCCCCAGTTGGTGAACCATATCCATATGGTCCATAAATGGGACAACCATCATAAGCCCATCCAACAATAGGTGAGTGAGTTAATGTTGTTTTTTCACTAAAATTATCTTCAATGTTATCACCCAAGACAAGTCTCAGTTGTCTTGCAAGGTATGCATGAGAAAATTTGACACCATAATTGTCACTTTGACTTGGTACAATAATACCATCATCATTTTCATTAATAGAATTCTTATATCTTTGTACAACGTCAACTTGCCACTTATTAACTTCTGCATCAAACCTCGCACCATTACCAGAGGTTACAACATTAACCGTGGTATTTTTTTGCGTGTATCCTTTTCCAGAATCCACAATTGAGACACTTGAGATAGTGCCGTTAGAAAGATTGGCTACAAGTTTTGCATATTTACCATCACCAATCACGTTCAATGTTGGTGGAGTAACATATCCACTACCAGAAATTTTTACAAAGGCTTGAGATATTTGACCATCAGTTACAACAACATCAATTAATGCACCAGATCCATTAGAAACCGTTACATTTGGTTTTCTATGTACATTAAATGTATCAGTAACTCCGTACCCAGAGCCAATAGATGTTAGTTGAACTTGAGTAATTTCTCCAACACAAATTGGTCTCAGTACAGGACTAGAAATTGATGTACTGGCTGTTCCAGAGATTGTATTTACAGAAACACTGATATCTGGATACTTAAATGTATGCGTTCCTACACCAATTGATGTCAGATTGACGTACAATCTTTTGTTAAAATCTGCAGTTGATGAAGTAGTGCCAATTCCTGCACTAATAAGATTAAACTTATCATCATCAATCTTACTAACATAATAATTTTGAGTTGTGGAAAGTCCACCAATTACGGTATCGGAAGTTCTATATTCTACAATTTCACCATCAACGAATCCGTGTGCCTTAAAGAAAATGTAATCATTGGCAGTATTAATACCACTTCTGATGTTACTTAAGGTGGTGAAATCGGTTGGTGGGAAAACTGCAGATTCTACTAAAGCTCTTCTATTAGAATATCCAGATCCAGCATTATCAACGATAATCTTATCGATTACATTTCTTGGTGTTGTTGCCGTTAGGGCATTAGTACCTGCGGACTTACTTGTGAGATTAATTGCATTGGATCCAATTGTTGCATTCGCATATGTTTCCATCAATTGAATCTCATTGTCATTCACTTTATGAACATAATAAATTGACTTATCTACAAGTCCGCCAACAGATGCATAATTATCTGCCTTTTCATAATAAACTGCATCACCATTATAAAAAAGATGATTTGCAGAAAAAACAATCTTATTATTAGTGGTATCTACATCAATATCAGCGTTGAATGTTCTCTTGTTTCTAATAGACCTAAGTCTTGCAGAAGCTGTAGCCCCAGATCCGTTACCACCAGTGATGGTTACACTTGGGACTGTTTTAATGTCATAACCACCAGAAACAACTTCAATTGCATTAAAAGATCCATTCTCAACAATTGCATATGCGGTTGCACCAGAACCAACAGCATCACTAATATGAATATTTGGTGGATTAATAATATCATAACCAGAACCACCATTATCAACAACAATATTTTTCAGTGATCCATAGAAAATATCATCACCAGCTCTGTTGGAAAGAATTTCAACACCATTGACAAACATGCCGACGGGTTCATTCTTAAGTTCATATTCAACACTCTTCAAACTTGGAGTAATAGGAAATCTTCTAAAGAAGTTCTGATATTGAACATTTTTACCTACCAGTGCATTTGGAACTAATTCATGAGTTGTTCCAGTACCGACAAGTGTGATGAATCTGTTGGATGATGCATCAAATCTACTCTGAGAAAGTTTAATCGTAGTATCATCAATTCTCGTTACTGCATATGTGGTTCCTGTAGAAAGGCCCGTAATGGCACTAGTTCCTGCAGAAACTGGAGAATATCTAACTAAATCACCACTGTAGAATCCATGATTATTGATTGTGATAGAATTATTTGATACGGCATTAAATTCAAAAGTCTTTCTTCTATTCGTTGCATAGATTTTATATGAGGGCAACGAACCAGAAGCTACATAGTTATATTTTTCATCTCTATCGGTATATGTGTTTTGTACGTTAGATACAAATTTACTTACATCAAATGTTGTAGAATTACTTGATGCAAATGTAAGTTCTTTTCTTACAACATATTTGATAGAAGTGCTCAAACTTCCAGATGTAATACTAATTTTAAATTGATTTGTATTGATAATCTGGTTTACAGTTCCAGAAACATTTGATGGAGTGTTTGAAGAAACATCCAAAAGGGTTACATTATCACCAAGAGTCAACAGATGTGGGGTTACTGTTGTAATCTCATTGGTTACGATATTTACAGATGAGGTATTTGTTGCAATATCTTGAGCAACATCACTCTTTGTTTTTAAATTATGAATCCAAGAATTTAATCTATAGTTTGTAGGAATAGAGACGTTTCCAAGACTTTTAGCCTTTAGAGTATCATTTGCACTTAAGAATCCAATTTCACCCAGATCTGCGCCAGTTACAACAGACGTAAGTCTAAAATAAACTGGTTTTGTTATATCACCATTTTCATAGGAAACAACAGTATCTAAAGATCTAACAAATTGAGTTTCGTCATATGCAGAAGTAATACCTGTTACACCAAAAAACTGAGTTGAAGATCTACTTGTATAAGTAGCAATTCCAACGGTTTGTCCAGTACCAACATACATCGTGCCAGAATCTGGGAATCCCAACGTAGAATCAACTGTAATTACCGTTGCTCCAATTGAAACACTCTCAACGAGAGAAGATGCACCCGTTACCTTAAAGTTACCGTTAACAGAATTTTGACTTAGGCTAATAAGATAATATGGTCTATCGTTTCTTTGATAGTTTTGGATATTAAAGATGGATGCATTAACATCCAGGTTTGATGTTTGATACAGAGTCTGTCCAACAACAGATGTTGCATTCCCACTGATTAATTCTGCAATAACATCAACGGTTACAACATAGTCAGCATCCGATGGAGTGATTAGATACTCGATTGGCTTGATTATTTCTGCATTCTTGCCATAAAGAGCACCAAAGAGAATTTTAATGGCTTCGTCAGTACCTTTGGAAGCATAAAAATCTTTAGCCTGACGCAAAAAGTTAGCTTTATCTAACTTTTCAGTAAGAGTTCTGTCTTCAAATCCAGGCAAAAATTGAGTTTTTGTTTTTTTCCAAAACTCTTGAAGGAATAGGTTACTTAAGTTAATAACCCTAGAGGATGAAATATGTTGTGATGATTCGGATTGGGAAAATACTAGAGTTTCTGGTTGATTTGACTTATGAAGACTCTCAACACCACTAAATCCACGGATACAACCAGTAAACGTGTTTGTAGTTACACCAGTATATGTAATGATCTCATCATCAATCTTTAAAAGACCATATTCTTGAGGCCATCCTTTTGTGGACTCAACGGTGATTGTTGTGTCATACGATCTTACTGTGCCAACTGTGGTTGTAAACCCAGTTAAAGCATATTCACCAGAAAAAGTCTCTGCTTTCTGATATTCGTTGAAATTTGTAATAATATCAATAGATCCACCTTGAAATTCTTGCGCTTTATAGTATTCACTCAAGAATTCGATAAAAAGCGGATTATCTTCAGATACGAAGCTTGGTAATTGACTTCTAACGATCTGATTGATCTGGACTTTCTTGGAGGCGGTGTCGATCATTACTGTCTAATATATTTTCCGTTTAAGAAGCTGGAAGTGGAAATGAATCTAGTGCCAGAAGTGTCTGCACCTGTTGAAATAACGTCTTCAACTGTACTAATAACGGTTTTTGCAACCGAGAATTGTACATATAGATCTTTCAGACCAATTACGTCATTAGACTCTGGTATCGCCTGAATTTCAATGATGTCATTATCTTTTACAGTCGATATAATCCTTATTGTATCTATAAGGATTTCACCAACATCATATTTGACCGTACCTGTATTAGTAATAACAACCTCTGGCTCACCAGTTGTGCCTAATCTGAATGCAAACAGTCTACCTGTAGTTTCATTTACATATTGATCTGCAAAATAGAGGGTTCCACGAACACCATCAACTTGAAAACCAGTTGATTTGATATTATATCCACGACGACGATTGTGAAACTTGTTTCCATAACACAATTCATACTGCGCGAAGTTTGCAGTGTCAGCTTCAAGATTTCTGCGAATCAATACCTTTGTAATGTTCGACGTGATCGCGGTATCAGTCTCATCAATGATTCTTTGAGCCTTACTGTACTTAAATCTTCCTCCAAATTTGTTCAAATCAGAAGAATTACTATAAGTCGTTAGAGAATTAGTAATTTTTGTTTTAAGATCAGAGACACTTGCAGTCATATTAGTGTTGTAATAGACAGTACTGTCCAATTCAACGTACAGATACTTAAGATCAATAATTTCGGGTCTAATACCAGCTACACTATAACCTTTGAGTTTTTGGATAATCTGTCTCTTATCAAAATCTGAGATATATTGACCATTTTTGGGTTTGATGGAAATAAAGACTTTTCCAAATTGTGGTGGGGAAGCATCTTCTCCACCATATGCAGTCACACTAGACGCATTTGAGTAAATTGTTGGAATAATTGCTTCATAATCATTTGCAGTTACAGCTCTATACTGTGATGCATAGACTCTAGGTGCAAGATTCTTAATTGTAGAGATACTTTCAATTTCTGCTCCGTTCTGTGATGAACGATTGGTAGATACATCCGAAATTCCAGTTGTGATCAGTCCACCATCGTTATCAACAAGTTTTCCAGAGAAAGCAAAGTTGTTAACACCATTGCCATTTGGACCATCGCAGACAATGTAAGAACAAGTAACAACATTTCCATTTGATAACTTTCTACCAAAGATACCATCACCAAAAATCAGTTCATATTTCTCATCCTGAACTTCTTGAATCAAATAAGTCTCCGATGTGGTTTTGATTCCAACGATATTATCAATCAAAGAATATGTTTTGGATGTAGAAGAAGTTGATGTATCTTTAATTTTTACTCTAATTGTGGATGTATCAACAAATGGGTTTGGAAGAATAAATCTTTGATTATTTTGTGCAGTATCAACTACAAATTCTTTGGTAAGATACGTTCCTTGTTTAATATCAATTGTAAATTCGGCAATTCCATCAACAACTGGTGAGGTAATGTCTTCTGGAACTGAGAAAGTGAAGTTGGTATTTGATGCATCACCAATTGCAACCAGTCCAGCCTTAAGTGTTACACTAGACTTTGTGGTTCCAGTACCCAAATTGACAATAAATGTGACGTTCGCAGTCGAAGAACGTCTTGAAGAAGGTACATATCCAATATTTCTAGCTAATGCAACGACGTTTTCGCGTAAAGTAGCACTATCAATGAATGCCTCATTGGCAACCATGTTAGTGTTATAGCTTGTAATGTATGAATTATATGCCAGAGTATCAATAAGGATCGACATATTCGATCCTTCAAAGTCAAAATCAGTGAAATTTGAGTTTGACCTCAAATAATCACGCAGAGAGGCTTTAATCTGCTCAAAGTCTAGGTTGGTATATTGAGTAAAAGCCATTATTCTCTAGTCGGTTGAAGAATAAACGTGAGTTCTTGTGTTTCTAGTGCTAAACCGATGATGTCGTACTTGATTTCAACGGTAATTTCATTTGTATCTGGAGGATGAGATGCGACAACCTCTGTCAAGGTTACTCTTGGCTCAAAGTTTTTGATAGAAGTCTCAATTTCAATCTCTAATCTGGTTAAAATATCATTATCAGCGGGTTCAAAGAGACTTCTTCTTACTTCAGAACCGATCAATGAGTTGAATGGTCTCTCATTGTTGATAGTTTCAACAAGATTTCTTACAGATCTCTTGATTGCATCCTCATTTGTAATCGCAACCACATCATTAGTTACAGGATGTCTCCTAAAAGACAGTGAAATGTCTTTAAATCGACGTGATTGACGAATGACAGGCATCTATCGACACAATTTTTCTGCTATATTTATACTATTCATGCCAACGCTCAACGAAATCATCAAAACCACCAGGTCCGCCACATGGTCTTGAGAGTCTGTCATCAGGAATTTCATACTTTTGGTCATGAGCCTTCTTCAAAAGTGCGTCTGATGACCTCTGAGTGATCAATCTCATCCCTTTTTGGATGAAATCTTTACCTAGATCTACTGGATTTTGAGCCATTTTTCTGTCTTTGTAGGAAAAACAGAACTTTTTAAGGGGTTCCTATCCCTAATCAGCGTTTATACAACGTACATCACAAGGATTTTGTCCGCAATTTGGACATAATTCACTTTCTTCGGGTGTTTTCCAGAAATATTCGTCCGTATCACCTAATCTACCCCATCTTACACCGTTCTCAACTTGGTAATATTTGGTAGAAACCTTGAAATCGGGGATTTTTGGTTCCTCTGGGGTGAT